TCCCTGAACCGGAACCGTAAAAAGGAGGATTTATGAAGAAACTCTACTACGAAGAAGGGCCGAAAATCATGGGCTGCGGCATTGCCGGGCAGTTCAAGATCGGCGTCCCGAAGGAGGTCCCCGACGATGTGGCGGAAGTCCTGCTCCGCAAGGGGAGGCTGAAGGAATACCAGGAAAACCAGCCGGAGATCGCATCCGGCCGAAGCAAGAAGGGAAAGGAGGAATAACCTATGTCTCAGCAATCAGGCGCTAATGCCGTATTGAATTTCGACACCGAAACGGCGTTCAAAAGCACCCCCGGTGCGCCGGACGCCCATGTCCTGCCGTTCACGACTGAATCTCTGCGGCTGAACCGAAATCTCGTGTCGTCCAACACGATTCGTTCGAACCGCAATCCCCAGGCCCCGGTCCGGGGAAATGTGGACGTTTCCGGCGACATCAATTTTGAGCTTTCTCCTCAGTACGGGAAGCTCTTCAAGCACATCTTCGGCAGCTATGGCGTTGCAGGTGGAGCGGCACCATACACGCACACCTACAAGATCGGCGCGCTGCCGGTCGGGATGTGCATCGAGAAGCAGTTCACGGATCTCGCCACGGACAAGTATCTCCTATACAACGGCTGCCGGGTGAACAGCTTCAGGCTGGCTGCCAAGCCGGAAGGGATGATCAACTGCTCGGTCTCCATCATGGGGGCGAAGGAGACCATCGGAGCGGCTACCTTCGACGCAACGGCGACCGACAACGGCCACACGCCTTTCGACGGATTTTCCGGGTCCATCCAGCGCGGCGGATCCCCGCTCGGGACGATGACCGAGATAGATTTCACCCTGGACAACGCCCTGGACGGCAACAACTACGTCATTGACGGTACCGGCCAGCGTTACAGCCTTCCCGAAGGAAGGGCGAAGGTGACCGGCACGGCCAAGATCCTCTTTGAGGACGATGTTCTTTATGCCCTGGCCATCGCCCACACCGAAACCACCCTGGAGCTGCATTTCACGAAGGGTGCGGGGACAGGGGCATCGGCAGGAAACGAGAAGATGAGCTTCTACTTCGATGAGGTCATTTTCAAGCCTCAGTCTCCGGTCATCTCCGGGCCGACCGGCCTGCTGGTGGAGCTGCCTTTCGAGAGCTACTACAACGACGATGCCGATGCTTCGGCCCTCCGGATGGTGCTCTTGAGCCCGATTGCCACATTCTAAGCGCGGAAAGGAAACGACATGGAAAAAGAAATCGACGGGAAAAAATTCAACATCCGGCCCCTCAGCAGGGGCGAAGTCAAGGCTCTGCGCAAGAAGGGCTATAACATCGGCAATTTGTCCATCGAAAACGCGGACGACGCAGCCGATGAGATTCTGGAGATGGTCTGCGGTGCGGAGCAGATCCGCGAGGTCGATGCGCTTCCGAACGACAAGGCGCTGGAACTGTTCAAGGCGATTATCGACCTGAGCTATGGCAAGGGGAACGATGAAAAAAACTTGAAGCCATCTGGCAGTGGTACGAAGGCGGCGGACCTGCCAGGTGCAGCGGATGCGTAGACAGGTCTCGGTGTGACCGATGCCGGAACGCCCCGCCCGCTTTATTGCCGGAAAACGAAGACGCCTGGGACCTATGGACAAACGTTTTGACGCAATGGCGGGTGGGGCCGAACGGTGTGATCGGTCTCGATTACAACGCCGCCGCCATGATCGCGGGCGTCATCGAGATCGAATTTGACAAGGTGATCCTGAGAAAACTCAGGGCGCTTGAGCGGAGCGTGTTGAAAGGGATCCATGAAAAGCAGGACGCAGGAAAGCAAAACGACCCAAAATCGGCGTTTTGCCGGGCCTGCCGGGCGGCAAAGAAGAACGTGGACTGCTCGACCTGCAATATCGACCAGATAGTTGTGAAGAGCCCAAATGACGAAACTCGAAATCATCATCGCAGCTAAAGACCTGGCCACCGGCGTTGTGCAGACGGTGAATTCGGCGACACGTGCCTACAAGCAGACGCTCCAGGAGGCCAACGGTGCCGCGAACGAGTTCTCCGGGACAATTCGCAACCTGTTCCTTTCGTTCGGCGGTTATGCCGTCATCAAGAACGCCGTCAGCGCCGGTTACAGCTTCAATTCCACGATGGAGGAAACCCGCGTCGGTTTGGGTTCCCTGATCTACTCTATGCGGGAATTCCGCGATAAAGCCGGGGACATCGTCACTGGCCAGCGGGCCTTCGAGGCCGCCCTGAGTCTGAGCGTCCAGACCCAAAACCGCCTTCGCATCGGCGGTCTGGAGACGGCCGCAACCTACGAGCAACTGACGAAGGCATATACACAGTCGTATGTCCCGGCCCTCAAGGCCGGTTTCGATGAAAAAATGGTCGTGAATTTCTCCACGGCCATCGTCCAGGCGGCCACGTCCATGCGGGTGCCGCTGGATATGCTTGGCGAAGAGGTTCGCAGCATCCTTGCCGGCAACATGACGCCACGGACGACCATGCTGCAGCCGCTCATGGAGGCAGCCGGGCTGACCAACGAGAAGATCCGCCAACTGAACGCCGAAGGGAAGCTCTATCCTGCCGTCATGAAGGCCCTGGCAGGGGCCACAATCGGCGCTGCCGAGGCATCCAAGAATTTGTCCGTCCAGTTGTCGAACTTGAAGGACGCCGCCACCCAGGCCCTCGGAAAGGGTATGGAAATCGGTTTTCAAAAGACGAAGGGCATCATCAAGGACGTCACTGATTCCATCGTCACGTTCAACAAGGAAACCGGCGAGATCAAATGGAACGAGAGCCTGATCGTCTCGTTGCAGAAAATGGACGAGAAGGTCTTCTCGGTCATCGACGGGATCCGGAACATGAGCAAGGCGATCAGCGATTTTACGAAGAATCATCCCGTCATCGTGGATCTCCTTACCGGATTCGGCGGTCTGGCGGTGAAGATTCTGGCGGTCGGTGTGGCCATTAGGGCTATCGGCGGGACTGTGACCTGGCTGGCATCCCTGATCGCGGCCAACGCCGCCTTCATGGCCGGTCTTTTCGCGCCGATTGTAGCGTCAATCGAAAGCCTGTTTGCCGCTGCACTGGCAAGCGCTGGCGGTCTGGCGACAATGGCAACGGCAGCGGCATTGGCTGTCGGTACGATGGCCGGTATCGGGGCCGCCTTTATCGGCTGGCAGTTGGGAAAACAGATCGCTCAGATGGAGATCCTGGGGCTGACCATCGGGGAAGCCATGCAGGCCGGATACGCTTCGGTCGCCAAGTTCGGCGCTTATGCGGTCTATGCCTGGGACATGATCGGGGCAACGGCTAAATCGGTTTGGGGGCAGGTCAAAGAGGCAGGGAAAAGCCTCTTCTACGAATTTATCGCCACCATTCAGGAATCATTCCCGAAAATGGCTCAGTTCTTCGGTCTAACGGAGGATTATCGGAAAAAGGCCGATTCCGCCAGGTCGTCTCAAAGCGCCATCTACCAGGACTTCATAAAGAACCAGACGGCGGCTAAAAGCAAACTCAAGCAGGAGTTGAACGTCCAGGAGTCGATCCGCGAAGAGATCTTCCGGGGAGCCGACGCCAGGAACAAGATCAAAGACGCCACGGACAGCGCCACGAAGAGCACGGAGGACCTGACGGCCGGGAGCCGCAAGGGGAAGGCCGCTGCCGTTGAATATAGCCTTGCCCATAGCGCCGTGAATTCCACCCTCGACCGGATGAGCGACATCCTCAAGGGAGCGAAGGAAAAGGTTGCCGAATTCGCCACAGAAATCAAAAAGCTTACCGCGACGTCCCACGAGGCCAAACTGATCGACATCGAGGACGCCTATCGGAAGGACATGGCGGCTGTCGAGAAATACAAGACCGATATGGACAGGGCCGTCCGGGAGCTACAGGAGAAGATCTCCAAAGCGCAAAAAGATGCCGCAAAGCAAAACGCCAAACGGGACGCCAATGACCCCATCACCGCCGTCGATCCGGCGGTCCTGGCCGATGCGCAGAATATGCTCAAGCTCAAGCAGGAATTAGTGACCAATGTCGAGATCCTGGAAAGGCAGGCAAAAGAGAAAAGAGATATCGCCCTTGCCCAGGAAAAATCCGAGAATCTTGTTTCCGTCCGTTCCTTCGTAGCCGCACAGACCCAGGAGTACACCCAACTGACCGGAAACATCCTGGCCGGGTACAAAGCAGAGGCGGACGCCCTGCGGGCAAAGCTCGCTGAGGAACTGGCGGACGTCAAGAAGTCTGCCGAGGAAAAGGCGGCCATCACGCTTCTGTACAACGAGAAAATCCGCCAGGCCGAGGTGGTAAAACCCGCCGAGTATGACCGGGCTGCCCGTGAAGCTGAAATAAACAATCGCCTGGCCAGCCTCGATCTGATTGAGGCAGAGGGTACGGCGCACCGGAACACCATCAATGAGCGGATCCGCCTGACGGAAGAACTGATCGCCCTGCAGCGTCAATCGCTTGCGGCCATGCCCAAGACGGGCAACGAGCAGGCATGGAACGCCCAGATGGACAAGATCATCGCCGAGCAGAAAAAGCGGGCGGAACTGGTGCGCGAGCAGTTGATGAATTCGCCCATTGAGGCGATGAAACTCGGCTTCAAGGATCTTTTGAACAAGTGGACCGATGTCGGACAGCAAATGTACGACGTTTCACAGACGACGGCGACGGCCATGCGTGATGCCTTCAGCGATATCTTTTTTGACGCCTTCCAGGGAAAACTCAAGAGCGTCGGCGATTACATTACGTCTTTTGTCAACAGCGTCAACCGAGCCATCGCCAACTATCTGGCAAATATGGCAGCGGCTGGCCTGATAGGTGCGGTAAAGAGCGGAATAAGCAGCTTCTTCAACTTAGGCACCTCTGGAAACTCATCGCTGGGCTCCAGTACGAGCACAATCTCCGGTAATTCGACCGGCAATTATTTAACTGTCGATCAAAGCCTTGCTTTGGGAAGCCACGGTGGGGGTATAGCTGGCCGCGAAGCACCGGCATTCTACCGCATGGTTCCGAACCTTGCCTTTGCCGGAGCCCCGCGTTTCCACGGTGGGTTTGCTCCTGACGAATATCCCGCCGTCCTGCAGCGCGGCGAAGGCGTCTTTACCGCCGGGCAGATGAAAGCTATGGGGCTCATGGTGGCCGGGTCCGGCGGCGACAGCGGGCCGAACGTCGAGGTCAATATCATCAATCAATCCGGTACGGAGCTGTCCGGCAAACAACGGGGAGCCCCGAAGTTCGACGGCAGGAAATGGGTGCTGGACATCGTGGTCGAGGGGATGGAGCGCTACGCTCCGCTCCGGACTGCGGTGGGGAATATGAGGGGCTGATCATGCCATTGACGCTGGCAGCAGCAATCGCTCTCGCCAAGAATCGCCTGTCCGACGACGGTGCGTGGCTGGTGTTGCTGGATATCGTGCTCGACGAGTCCACCGTGCTGTATCTGGTGCGCAACACGGAGGATATTACCTGGGGCGGGCAGACCTATACGGCATTTCCCTTCGACGTTGACGATGCAAAGCAGTCCGGAGACGGATCTATCCAGTCGGTCGCCATCCGCGTGAGCAATGTCATGAGGGCCGTGCAACGGCAGATAGAGGCCCTGGATGGCATGGGGGAGGCCTCTGTCATATTGCGGGTGGTCTATTCCGAGGAATTGGATGAGGGCGCGGTCATAGAAGAGACATTCTCCGTGGGCAGCGTCTCGTGCTCACCGGAATGGGTATCCATCGAATTACAGCCCGAAAACTTCTGGTCCCAACGTTGCCCGCGCTACACCTACACGCGGCAGAATTGCCGCTGGAATTTCAAGTCCGACGAATGCGGTTACAGCGGGGCGACCGCAACGTGCAATAAAACCATGCTGGCCTGCGCTGCCATGAGCGGCGGGTCGAACATTGCGCGTTTCGGGGGTTTCCCGGCCATTCCGGGGGTGGGCTTCGACGAATACGGAACAGCGGAGAGTGTGGCAGATGCACCGTGACAAGATCTCATTCGGCGACTTGATAGGCAAGCCCTTCCAGGAAAACGGCCGGGGGCCCGCGTCGTATGACTGTTATGGTCTGGTGATCGAGGTCATGCGCCGGTTCGGTATCGATTTGCCGGATTACAACCTGCTCTGCAGCGGGCACGATCCAAAAGACATCGAGGCTGCCGTGGAGGCGGCCAGCGCTGAATGGGAAAAAATCGACGGCCCCGAGATTGGGTCCCTGGTCACCATTGCCTATCCGTTTCCGGGATCGGTATCGCATGTGGGCGTGGTCATCGACATGGATCGATTTATCCATGCCCGTCAAGCGACCGGGGGCGTGTCGATAGACCGCCTGTCGTCCGCCGCATGGAACAAGCGGATCAGGGGCTACTATCGCTATATTGGCCCGTCATCGGACCGCGGCGGCCGCGTGGGAAGCCCGTTTTTCAGCCCCATTGAGTTGCCTGCAGACCCTACGCTGTTCCCGGCCGGCACCAGCATCGGGGAGATTATTCGTTCGCGATTTCCGTATCTGAGCCCCTCGACATGCATCGTGATCTGCAACGGCCGCCTGAACCCCGACTGGGCCCGGGCGGTGAACGATGGCGACCATATCATGATCATGCCGCGGATCAGGGGCGGCAACATCGGAAGAACCATCGGCTCCATCGTCGTAACCATCGCTGCTGTTGTTGCCACTGTCTATACATACGGGGCCGCCGGAGGTGCGGCTGCTGGTTGGGTGGCTGCCGCATGGGGTGCTGCCGCATGGGGTGCTGCCGCCGGGACGGCGGTCTCTCTCGCGGGGAGCATGGTCGTCAACTCGCTGTTCCCTCCGCTCGACGTCAATGCATCCCTCCCTGCCATATCAGAAACCTCGTCGTTTGGATCGGGCTCGATGGGGGGTTCGACCACCTATGCCTGGGGCGGTCCCAAGAATTCATGGTCGCCGGAACTGGCCATCCCCATCCTGTACGGAAAGATGCGCTGTGGCGGCCAGATCATCAATTATTATCTGGAAACCAACAACAATACCGACAACCAGACGCTCTATATGCTGATCGCCATTTGCGAGGGTGAAGCCACGCCTCCCGCATCGGCCGACGAGATCTATATCGGAGACGACAAGCTCGTCACGTACGATGCCTATCAGTACGATACACGCGGCGGGACTGGCGACCAGACGGTGATCGCCGGATTTGAAAAACTCCACCAATATAGAGACCTGTCGATCAAGGTGGAAGCGCGCACATTGCTGTCGGTGCACTTCGATAGCGACGTGGTGTCGGATGCGTCGCCGTTTGCCCGCACGCTGATCAATAGCGGCGGGGTGACTCTGGACACAACCAACAAGAAATTCGGGGCGGGGTCGGCCGCCTTCGATGGTACGGCCAGCGCGCAGCTATATCTGGCCTCCAGCGATTTTGACATGTATTCTAGGGATTTCGGGGCCGCCATACAGTGGCTGCCGTCACTGGTGGCGGGGACGAGATATTACGGCTTGCTGTCGTATTGCAGCACCACGGCAGGATGGTGCCTCTTCTATGACAAAGACAACGATATAATTGCTTTCAACGTGCTCGGATCGTGGGCATTCAATACCAATCCGCTCATGGCCACATACGGCATCGATTTCTTCGATGACGAATTCCATCACATCGAAATCAACCGCTGGGGCAATTACTGGGGCATCTGGGTGGATGGCAAGCAGGCGGGTTACAAAGTCACGGACGCGGCCCTTCCCGCCGTCGCGAGCGGCCAGTATTTGCGGCTGGGGCATGCATATGTCGATACCGGGTGGCGGCCATGCAAGGGCAACATCGACGCGACACGCATTATCCAGAACTATTATCTGCATAAACCGGGCGTAGAGAGGGGCGGTATTTATTATCCGCTCGATTTTACCCCTCCGACGGAAGCCTACAACGACGATTACGATTTTGTGGTAGCGACCCGGGGTGACTGCGACGAGATCGCGGTCATGATCGAGTTCCCCAGGGGGCTGTATGAAGTCACGAGCGGGTCTGAACTCATCGATCATTCATGCGAGTTCGGGATCTATTATCGCGCAGTCGGCGGTGGTGCCTGGACGCACCTGGCTGACTATACGGTGACTGCTCATCAGCGGGAGCCTGTCAGGCGGCAATATTCGATTACCGGCCTGGCGCGCGGGCGATACGAGGTCCGCCTGGCCAGGATCAGCGCCGAAGAGACGTCCACGCTCAAGATGTCGGACCTATACTGGACCGGCCTGGATGAGGTTTTGGACGAGGCGCTCGCGCACCCACATATCGCCCTGCTGGGACTGATCATCGATGGTTCGGAGCGGCTAAACAACGAACCTCCAACCGTGTCCTCCATATGGGATCGCGGGACAATCAGTGTCAGGGGGGCGATTTCCGAGGGCGCGTTTGTGGACGCGGGAAGTATGTCGATCGCCTCATCAAACCCCGCCTGGGCGGCCTACGACATGCTGACCCACGAACGCTATGGCTACCATATCGCGCCCTCGCGCATCGATTATGCGTCATGGCGCGCCTGGGCGGATTGGTGCGCCGGAACGGTGGATGGTGCGACGCGGATCACGTTAAACGGAATCCTGGATTCGCAAATGTTGCTGGCGTCGGCGCTCAATAAAGTGTGTCAGCATGGGCGAGCGCGGATCGTGCAGGCGGGCCAGACGATCAGGGTGGCCATCGAAGCGCCGGTGTCCACCCCTGTCCAGGTATTCGGCGCGGCAAACATCGTCGAGGATTCTGCGACGACCGAGTTTCTCCCGCGAGCGAACCGTCCGGATATCTACTACATCGAATATAACAATGCCGCCCATGACTACCGCAAGGACAAGATACCCATAAAATCTGGGGGCTACGATTCGCTGACCCGAGTTCCCGTGACCGAAAATGTCTTTCTTTGGGGTTGCACGAGCGATGACGAAGCCCGCCGATATGGCCTGCTGCGCATGCAAATCAGCGATCGGCTGAACCGGCAGCGATCGTGGAGGGCGGACGTCGATGCGATTGCCTGTCTGCCGGGAGATGTGGTCGTGTCTCAGGACGAGGGGAACGAACTGACTTACGGCGGCCGTCTCGCGGATCAAACAGGGGTGGACGATGCCGTCATCGTTCTCGATCAGCTGATCACGCTGGATGCGGCTACCTACAGCGGAAATTGCACGATATGGGTGCGGTTGGCCGATGATAGCCTGGAAATCGGGTCGATCACCGGCCCGTGGGATGTCGAAACGGACACGTTTACCCTGGCGGCAGCCATGTCGGGGAAGGGCATCGAGGATGTATTTGTGATTGGCCACTCGGTCGATGCGGGAATGAAATATCGCGTGACGTCCATATCCCGGGATGTGGATTCGTTATTTGAACTGGCTGCCCTGGAATATGACGAGTCGGTTTACTACCACAGTGATTACGGTGGAGGCGAGACGCCGATATGAGTGCATCGAACTTTCCGAACCTGACAACGCTTCCCGGATATCCGCTGCCGGAGCAACGCGAAAAGGTCGGCCTGGCGACCAAGATGGATTACGGCTACGTCCACGGTCGGAAGCGATACACGTTGGCGCGCAAGATCTTTGGCCTCGCCTATCAGAAGTTGTCTGGCTACGACAAGGCCCTGCTCGATGCACATATCGACGAGGCAGATGTCGCGGAGACATTCTGCTGGCGTCATCCCTGGACGGGGGTGTGGTATCTGGCCATGTATGTCGATATCCCCAAGATCGAGCTGGTAGAGCTGGCGTACTGGGAGACATACATCAACCTCCGATCGGTGCGGCTGGCGGCCATCGAGGACGTCTTCGGCGACACCGACGTGTGGGGCGATGCGATGGAGCCGCCCATCGATGTATGGGGTTATTCATGATGAGGAGGTGTTAAAAATGCCTATTACGACCTATAACTGCACGGCCCTGACAGGCGGCGCCACGCGCGCCCTGGATTCCTATTCCCGTCTGGTCCTAGCTGATGGCGACCGTGCCATCGTAGCCATTTCAGGCAACAAAATGCTCTATTTCAAGTACTTCTCCGCCGCAACCGACGCCGAGGACGTAGCGGCCCACCCCTATAAGGTGCGCCCAGACGACTACGCCCCAGCCGGCGTCTGGATCGAGCAGGAGGCGGACATAGCGGCGGCAAGCGAAACGAAGGCGGGCATCATGGAGATCGCCTCCAACGTCGACATTGACACTGGCACAGACCATGAGAAAGCGGTCAGCTCGTCCGGACTGGAACATAAAATGGTGTCGCTCAGTCACATGTTGCCGTCTGTGACCGATACAAAAAACATCGGATCTGCCGTCTTTCGCTGGCTGAATGGATACTTCAAGAACCTCACGTTGGGTGGCGTATCCAGGGATTCATGGCCGACGGCAGTCGCCGGATCGAACGGTAACGTGTTTTTCTCCGGTTCCGTGACGCTGGCCGGGCAGGACGGGTTGACCGTCACGCACGGTAAGGGCGATACCAGCTACCTCGTGAAGACCCTTCCGACAGGCACAGGAGGTCTGGGACGGATCGGAGACATCTCCTACGTGAAAGCTGCCAACACGGTGGTGATCTATAATTCCGGGCATGGCGGTTTCACGGCGGATATTGAATTATCAAATGTAGCATAAGGAGGGGCATATGATCATCGGAAATAACGATAAAATCAGCGTGCAGGGAGCGACATTTGCCCTGGCTGCCTTTGAGTGCGCCGTGGGCAACGTCGCGGCCCAGGAGGCCGATTTGACGCCCTACCAGGGGCAGACGGTAAGAGTCTATCTCGACGGGAGTCTGCGGATCCGGATCAACCCGAAGGAGGACATGTACTGGCAACTGGCGGAAATGACCCTTCCTGCGCCTCAAAGTCGCCAGGTGCAGCAGGGGATCATCCAGGTAGAAAAAACGGAATCGGCGACAATCTTACGGGGAGAGACCGACTTTGACGCCGTGCCTGGCATCGACGGGCGCGAGATCTCCGCTGTCGGCCATTACTGGCAGAACCTTCGCAGAGGTATCGAGTGGCAGGCTGAGGCTACCGGAGTGCGCTGGCTCGGCGAACGACGCCCGCAGGCCGGGGAGGAATATCCCGTCGAGCTGAAGGAGATCTCCGAGGAGCCGCACATGGTATCGGTGATGGATTCGCTCGATCTCGACGGCGTAACCATTCAAGTGTTCGAAAATCCGGCATAAGGAGGACGATATGGGAAAACGGACAAGTTTATGGATTTTAGAAAAAGCAATGCAGTTTGACACCCGGCTGGACGCCTATGTGGACGTCGACGGGAACGAGAGCGTGATGAAGTGGATTCCTCCTTTCCGGGCCTGCCGGGCGCTGACAGCCAATGCGGCGGTGGCGACGCCTTCGGGGACGGTCGGCGATTTCTTCCATCCCGATGATATTCAGGGCGGGTGGGTGGAGAATACCGACTACGAAGTGATCGGTTATTCGACCAGGTTGACGAGCGGCACGCTGGTCGTCGGGAAATGGTACCGGATCACCACCTATGTCAGCGATGACGATTTTACGAATGTAGGTGCGCCGCAAAACGTTGCCGGGACGTACTTCTGCGCCACGGGGACGACCCCGACGCACTGGGCCCATAGCTCGGTCCTCGAACAAAACGGGATGGGCGGCTATTGGGTCGACATGTACCTCTGCTCCTCGCCCACGGCGACCTCGTCCGCGCTCGGATCTGCCTGCAACGGGACCGACCTGAACCGGAAAGCCTATGTCTCCCAGCCGGGTGTCGTGCCGATGGTGAGTCAGACCATCGAGCATTTTAGGACCTACCTGAAGGCCAGGTTTAATTACGGCGGTTTCGCCGGTGCCCCGGCGGGAACCGGCTGGGCCGGTAAAGGCGGCCTGATGACCGACGCTCACTGGTTCGATCTTTGGATCTGGACCCGAATCAACCGCTGGCTGCTTCGGGGTAACACCTACGGGTACAGCGCGACCAACAAGATTCCTCAGTGGCATCTCAATGCCAATGACATTGGGATTATAGATCTCACTCAGGCCGCAAACGGGGCATCCATTACCGGAGGAGGCGGCAAGTATTGGGAGATCCCGATCAGCGATTTCTGTGGGAACCGATGGGAGTTCACGGATGGCCTTCGTCTCAATGCTGGGGCGATCTACACGGCAGGCAAGCTCGTCAACCCGTTCAGTGCGCCAAGTGATGGCTATAGTCACGCCAGCTTTATCAATACGGGTTTGTCCGTCACCGGATGCACAACCGGGCAATCGGTTGCGTCCTACCGTGCGGAAGCCGCACTAAAGATGCACGGGATTCCTGCCAGCACGGTCACTGCGGGTACCGGAGGCTTTGACGGCCAGGGGTTCTGGTTTGACCTTACTTCTGAGCGAATCGCTCTTCGCGGTGGTAGTTGTGTTAGCGGGGCGCTTTGCCCCGGGGCGCTCAACATCTATTCCGCCCCGTCCATCGCCAGTTGGGTTATCGGCGCGCGCGCAGTACTTGTTCCCTGACCCCTGGGCCCTGTGTTCTGACCCTCCTGCCCGATAGGGCAGGGGGGAAAGGTCCTTAAACAAAACAAGCGGACGTGCGCTTCAGCGCACCACCGCTGAGATAAAAGGCGGACAGTATTCCAGGGAGTTGGCCCTCCCCAGACCAGGCGCAACGAACGCCCGACGGGATAACCCGCTACCATCCGCACAGTGGAACCGGAGGAGATATAGCAGGGTTACTCCCATAAATCAATTTCGGGGAGGACCAACGATGAACAGTTTTTTAGCTTATATGGGCGGGAAGTCGTTATTGGCCAGGAAAATCATTCCAAAGATCCCGGAGCACAAATGCTACGTGGAAGTCTTCGCGGGCGCTGCCTGGCTGTTATTCAAAAAGGAAGAGAACGTGTCTGACGTGGAAATCATCAACGACATCAACCTGGACCTGATAACCCTGTATCGGGTGGTCAAGCACCATCTGGAGGAGTTTATCAGGTATTTCAAGTGGGTCCTGGTGTCCCGTGATGAATTCTATCGGTTTCGCAAGGAGGTGCCGGAGAGCCTGACGGACATTCAGCGCGCGGTCCGGTTTTACTACCTCCTCAAGCTGGGCTATGCGGCCAGGATCAAGGACCCGTCCTTTTCCATCGCCACAACCTCCAAGCCCCGCCTGAATCTTCTAAGGACCGAGGAGGAGTTATCTGCGGTCCACCTTCGCCTGGCGCGGGTCTATATCGAGCATCGTTCATATGCGGAGGTCTTTGCCCGTTTTGACAAGCCGGACACGTTCTTTTACATCGATCCGCCCTATTACGGCTGCGAGGACTATTACGGGGAAGGGATCTTTGACCGGGATGACTTCATGAAACTCAGGGACATCCTGGCCAGCATTTCCGGGAAATTCATCCTCTCGATCAACGATGTGGATCACATCCGGGATCTCTTCCGGGGCTTTCGCATCGAGACGGTGGAGACCTCATACTCGGCGGCCGGGGCGAACAAGAAAAAACACGTAAACGAGCTGCTCATTATGAATTATGAGCCGGTAGAATCATAACCTTGACGAGGAGAAGTCACCGTGATAGAAGGCGGGGTCCTTTAACCGGGTGGAATCTCGATGGAAGAGTTGATCTTAAAGCAAAAACACGAAGACATGATGCTCTACGGCTACAGTTGCCTGCGGCAGTTTCCGAAAAGCGAAAAGCACACGCTTTCAGCGGAGATTCGCCAGTCGATGTACGAGATCGACAAGCACATCATTCGTGCCCAGAAGCGGTACTTTAAGAAGACAACCCTCCAGGATCTGGACATCGAGATCGCCCATTTGAGGACCAAAGTACGATTGGCCAAAGATTTAGAGTTCCTGCCATTCAACAAGTACGAGAATTGGGAAAAGATGATTGTCGAACTTGGCCGGATGGTGGGTGGGTGGCTGAAGAAGCTGCCCGCAGGGTCATGACCGTCTGCTCTTCGCGGTGGTAATTGTAATAACGGGGCGCTTTGCCCCGGGGCGCTCAACATCAATAACGCCCCGTCCAACAACAATTGGAATATCGGCGCGCGCGCAGCACATCTAACGGCAGATGCTTTGAAGGTACTGCCTTCAAAGACGGTCCACAACTTGTACAGGTCATGATCCTTGTCGCACTCGAAGCTGAGTCGGCAAAAATATTAAGCTGTGCGGGTGGTCAGTAGGAAGCCCGAACGCCACCCGCATTAGCGTTGAGAGCCAATGAAACGACACGGAAACCTCTATAACAAGATCATCACGTTCGAGAATATTTGCGAGGCTTATCGCAAGGCGGCCCTGGGCCGTCGCTATACCTACGAGGTCCTGTCTTTCCGCAATAATCTGGAAGAAAACCTGATCTCCATCCAGGAAGACCTGGTCACTCGGACCTACCAGCCAGGACCATACTGGACGTTCACCCTCTACGAACCAAAAAAGCGCCTGATTTACGTCTCTCCCTTCCGTGATCGCGTCGTTCACCACGCCATCATGAATATCATCGAGCCGATCTGGAACCACCTCTTTATTTATGATTCCTATGCCTGCCGGAAAATGAAGGGCAGCCATGACGCCATGTACCGGGTCGTCAAGTTCTTCCGTGAGGCCAAGCAGCAGTGGGATCGGGTGTATTGCCTGAAGGCAGATGTGACCAAGTTTTTCCCGTCCATCAATCACCATATCCTGATGGAAATCATCGAGAGAAAGATCAAATGCCGGGACACGCTGGACCTGATCAGGCAGATCGTCTTCAATGCCGGAGACGAGAGCGATCCGGATTCGAGGAACATGCCCATCGGAAGCCTGCTTTCGCAATGGTCTGCGAACCTTTACCTGAATGAGCTGGATTACCACATCAAACACCAGATGCGGGTCAAGTTCTACGTGCGCTACATGGATGACTTCGTATTGCTTGACGGTGACAAGTCCTTGCTGCACGCCTATAAAACCGAAATAACGGACTATTTGAACAACCGCCTGCGTCTTCAGATGAACCCCAAGAGCGACATTTACCCGGCAGATCGAGGCATCGACTTTGTCGGTTATCGGATATGGCCCAGCTATCGGTTGGTGCGGAAGAAGGCCCTTGTGCGCGCCACGAAGCGGTTTAAGAGGCTATCACATGATTATGAACATGGGCTGGTGGACCTGGCCCACGTGAATTCATCGGTCATGTCCTGGTTTGGACACTGCGGGCATGCCCACGTATTGAACGGTAAAATAAAGTGTTTGGAGGCGCTGGTACTAAGACGACCGACTGAACAGACTGGATAAGACCGGCAAGCCGAGGCGGTTTTTACCTGGCAATCGCGGCAGATTTAAAAACAGGCCGACAATTGCACAGGATTTTTGCACCCTACGACCCACCCTGTGGGGGTTGTCGCATGTTTCGTTTTTTTGTCTCAGATTACGTTTTTTCTTGTCGCAGAATAACTTTCGCCTGACACTTTCCGTAGCATTAGGCTCGCATCGATAAGATGCCTTCCCAGGAAAACAAAAAGGGCCTACCGGTCGTCATCAGCCATGTAAACCCTTGATTTCATTTGGTGCCGGAGGTGGGAATCGAACCCACATGACCGCAAGGGTCGGGGGATTTTGAGTCCCCTGCGTCTACCAGTTTCACCACTCCGGCTTGGATGGGAATTA